GGTCATAAAAAAACGAAGAGGGTTCGAGTATCGGGAATGGCAGAAGATACGTCCCAGGAATGAAATTTTGGACCTTTACGTTTACTCCCTCGCCGTTCTTTACATATTAAACCCGGTATGGGAGGCATTGGTTAAAAGTCCTGTTAAAAAAGATAAGCCAAAGCGAGCCGGGTTTGATGACCAACAAAAGGCGGTCAGGCGTAAACGTAGAGCGAGATCTACTAGAAAAGGATATGTGAATTCATGGTAACACCAACAATTCCAAGTGGAGAACCTAAGTCATTTGTACGAGGTGATTCCTGCAAGTGGACTCGTGGTTTTTCTGAATATCTGCCTGCTGATGGCTGGACTCTGACTTATTACATTGTTTCATCCAATGGCAAAAAAAGCATTGTGGCGACGGATAATGGCGATGGGTCATTCCTTGCGACTCTAACCACAACCATTTCTCTTTCAATGGCTGAAGGTGTTTGGACCTGGCAAGCGGTTCTGACGAAAACAGGCGAAAGAAAGACCTTAGACAGTGGGACATTCGTTGTCGAACAGAATTTCGATAATGTTGGTCAGTCGTATGATAGCCGGACGTTTGCCAGAAAGATGCTGGATGCTATTGAGGCGTTATTACTCGACACGTCTGGAAGCGATGAAACCAGCATTTCTATAGATGGTGTTTCGACATCTTTTGAGAATAAAGCGGAATTGATTGCTGCAAGGGATAGATTTAAGCGAGAGGTTAAACAGGAGGAACAGGCTGCGAATCTGAAAAAAGGCTTAGGTGGTAGTGTCCGGGTGCGTTTCTGATGGCTTGGTTTCGCAGGAAAAAGCCGGATGATAGGAAGACACCAAAGAGAAATCCTCAAAGGGCGTTTGCCTCTGCAAAGCTGAACAACTTAACGGCTTCCTGGACCACCACGGAACGGCCAGCGGATACAGATATACAGAATGCGCTGAATACGTTAAGAGCCAGGAGCCGAAACGAATACCAGTCTAATGATTATGCGAAAAAAGCCGTTAATCTTTTCAAGCAGAATGTTATTGGCCGCGACGGTATAAGGCTCCAGGCTAGACCATTAAGAAGAAACGGCGACCTTGATTTGCCAGCAGCAACAGCGATTGAAGAAGCATATAAAGATTTCAGTATGCGCGGTGTCCCGGAAGTAACCGGACAGAGATCACGCATTGATGTAGAAAACCTTTTCATATCCTCTCTTATTATAGATGGGGAGGTTATTCTTTTAGCGCAGAATGGCTGGAGGCGGAATAAATACGGGTTTGCTGTTCAATTTATTGACCCGGTTCTTTTAGATGTTGAACTGAATAAAACGCTGACGAATGGCAATATTATTCGCATGGGTGTCGAATTGGATCAGTTCAGAAGCCCGGTCGCTTATCATCTAATTTCGCAAGATGCAGGGCAGACAGAATATCGGCTTTCAGCAATGAGAAAGCACACAAGGATTCCTGCACAGAGAATTTTACACGCCTTCCTGCCTGAATATGTGTACCAAACAAGAGGTGTTCCGGGCCTCTCTGTTTCGCTTATGCGCTATAACATGCTGAAAGGTTATGAAGATGCAGAATTGACTGCCGCTAGAGTTGCCGCAGCAAAAATGGGTTTCTTTGAAGATTCAGAAGATGGTTCTGGTTACCTAGGTGAAGAATTGGACTCTGATGACGAGCCTTTAATTGACGCCGCAGAGCCTGGGAAATTCGGTAGGCTACCGAACGGCGTTAAATTTGAACCCTGGGATCCACAGCACCCAACTGCTCAATATAAAGATTATGTGAAGGCCGTTCTTAGGGGGGCTGCCTCTGGTGCGAATGTGCCTTATAACTCAATGGCAAATGACCTGGAGGGGGTGAACTTTTCGGCTCTCAGGCAAGGCAATCTCGATGCTCAAGATGTTTGGAGATGCTGTCAGCGGTTCACAATTGATACGCTTGAAACATGGATGTATCGATGGTGGTTGAATCAATCGCTTTTGACTGGTGCTATAGAAATTAGACCTGGCTCGCCTCTTAATGGGGAATTGAAGCAAAAATATCTCAGAGTTACTTGGCAGCCTAGAACCTGGGAGCATGTACAACCCAGAGAACAGGAAAACGCGAACGATATGCGGATCAAAAATAGAACGAAGTCCACCAGCCAAATTATACGAGATCAGGGCGGTGATCCTGATGAAACATTCCGAGAAATAGCCGAAGAAAGAGCAAAAATGGAGGCTATGGGAATTCTACCAGTAGAGGAAGCTAACAATGGGAACCAAAACCCGGAAAATACCGCAATTAGTCAGAACGGTTGAACTCAGCCGGGAAGATATAAACGAGGAAAAAAGAACTGTAGAGCTTTCTTTCTCAAGTGAAGAGCCTGTAGAAAGGTTTTTCGGTGCAGAAATTCTTGATCATAACCCAAAGAGTGTCAGGCTAGGCCGCCTGCGCGATGGAGGGCCATTGCTCATGGATCACAACACGACTGACCAGATCGGCGTTGTGGATAATGTCTCAATTGCTGACCGCAAGGGGCGGGCTCTCGTACGCTTTGGAAACAGCGCACGGGCAAATGAGATATTTCAGGATGTGACTGAAGGCATTCGCAAGAATGTGAGTGTCGGTTACCGCGTTCATAAAATGGTGATGGAGGAATCCAATGATAGCGGGGAGATATTCCGCGTTACAGATTGGGAGCCTTTAGAAGTATCTATGGTGTCTGTCCCGGCTGATAACTCTATTGGAGTTGGTCGGTCTGAGGAATTCGATACTGAAATTATTTTTCCAGAAATAGAGGAAAGGAAAATGGCTGAAGAAGTCAAAGAAACAAGAGAGGAAAAGCCTGCCCCGAAGGTCGATGTGACCGTCATCGAGGCAGATGCAATCAAAGCGGAACGCAAGCGCGTAAATTCACTGATTGCTATTGGTAAAGAATACAATGCTTCAGATTTGGCGCAGCGCTGCATTGAAGATGGAAGCGATGTGAGCAGATTGAATGAATTGATCCTGCAATCTCAACGTGCTCCAGGTGGCGGTGATCCTGATCCGGTTGTCCCTGTAGATACGGGTGAGATTGGCATGACGGAGAAAGAAGTGCGGCAATTCAGCTTTTCTAGGCTGATGAATGCAATGGCTTCACCCACTGATGCAGCGGCTCAACGAGAAGCGGCATTTGAGCTTGAGGTAACCCATACGGCGGCAGACGAGGTTCAGAAGCGCGGCATTCGTGACGTTCGTTCTGATATCGTTTTGCCTTATGATGTCTTGCGAGCGCCTATTGCATATGACGTTCGTGCAGCAAATGAAGCGCTCAGAATGAAGCGTGATCTGGTTGTAGGTACGGCAACTGCTGGCGGTAATCTCGTTGCAACGGATCTATTGGCAAGTTCCTTTATTGACATTCTGCGCGATGTCTCGGTGTTGATGGGTGTTGCTACGGTCTTTAATGACCTGCAAGGCAACATCGCCATTCCACGCCAAACAGCTGCAAGCACTGGAGGCTGGTTATCAACTGAGCAAGGCGCTGCATCACAATCTGATGCGGCTTTTGATCAGGTTACCATGAGTCCTCAAGAGGTCGGGACGTTCACTGAATACAGTCGGAAGTTGCTTGTGCAATCTTCAATTGATATTGAAGCGTTTGTACGCCTTGATCTGGCTATTGGCCTTGGTCTCGCTATTGATTCGGCTGGCCTGAATGGTTCTGGTGCAAGCGGTCAACCGGAAGGGATTCGCAATGTGACGGGTATTGGTGCGGTTGTTGGCGGAACAAATGGCGCAGCACCCACATGGGACGATGTTGTGAACCTGGAAACAGAAGTGGCTAAAGATAATGCAGGGGTTGGTAATCTGCTTTATCTGGTCAACGCCGTTACTCGTGGTAAGTTCAAACGGACCTTCATTGACGCAGGTTCAGGTGAACGTATCTGGGATTCACGCGCAGGCAATACGCCAGTTAACGGGTATCAAGCGATGGTATCCAATATGGTCCCGAGTAATCTTACGAAAGGCACTGGCTCAAATCTGTCCAGTATCGTTTTCGGTAATTTCTCAGACCTTTTGATTGGCCTCTGGTCTGGTGTGGATCTGATTGTTAATCCCTATACGGGTGACACGACTCGAACCACGCGAGTAACTGCTTTCCAGGATGCTGATGTTGCTGTTAGGCACCCTGAAAGTTTCGCCACAATGGAAGACGCTATCACCACCTAAAGGTGTTGACGGTTGATTCATCGGGGGCACTCGTTGCCCCCGGTTCTTTTTTCAATGAGGAATGCGTTATGGCAGGTAAAGAAACAAAAAAAGCCTATGTTGCAACCAGTAACTTTTTCAGGAAAGGCGAACTGGTCCAGATTGGTGATGATTTAAAAGACTTATCTATTGGTGAAACTCATCTATTAAGTCGAAAGATTTCACTGGCCGGGAGCGATGACGCTAAGGCGGCAAAAGCAGCTCAAAAAGCATTGGCGAAAGTGAGTGACTCTTAAAACACGAATAGAGAAACGCCTACCTTCTGCAATAAACAGAATTGGCCAGGATGTTACTGTTATTAGTACAACTGGAACCTATAGTTTTAAAGCTCTATTTCAAAATGATTATCAGACAGCCGATGTCGGAAGGTTGTCGATACAATCGAATTCACCTTTGTTCGTTTTTATGACGAAAGACACAGACACATCGAGCCTTGCAAATGGGGATTCTGTGAAGGTTGGCACAATCTCTTATGTTGTGCGAGAAGTGCAGCCTAATGGATATGGAATAACCCGTGTCCGAGCAGTTGAGGCAGTATGACGCACGTTAGAAAACAGATAAGAGATAGAGCGGCTGTTGTTATTGATGGATTGACTACAACCGGAACAAATGTTTTCAAATCTCGTTTGTTTCCATTTCAGCAGTCTAATTTGCCTGCCTGGACAGTTGTGACTAATGAGGAAGAAGTTGCAGAATCTATCTCAATGTCAAAAACACAGGAAAGGGAGTTAACGCTTCAATTCTCTGGATATGCCAGGGCCATAGATGGCGATACCCTGGAGGATACGCTTGACTTGATGGCAGAAGAACTGGAAACGGTTGTGGTTTTAAGCGCGTTTCCTAACTTACTTAAGAAAATAGAGTATCAGTCTACAGAATATGAATTCGATGTAGATGATACAGATCAAGTTTTCGGAGAGATTGCGGTAATCTACCGCGTTCTCTATTACACAGCGGAAGGAGACCCTTCCACGGCATTATGAGGAAATAAAATGGCTACTACTTTAGGCGACAATGGAGTTGTTCAGATTGGCGCGAATGTTGTCGCTGAGGTGACAGCTTTTTCGGTAACGGAATCGGCAGATAAGATTGAAGATACTGCTTTAGGTGATGCAAATAAAACCTTTAAGGCGGGCAAACCAGAGGTCTCGGGAAGTATTGACTGCTGGTGGGATGATTCAGATACAACTGGCCAGGGTGCCATGACGGTGGGTTCTATTGTAAGTCTGGATTTAAGGCCAGAAGGCACAGGCTCAGGCTTTGCTACCTGGACGGTTTCAGCATCAATTGATTCCATTGAAACCAATGTGGCTTTTAATGAGATTGTAACGGCTAAATTCACTTGGTCCGCAGCCGGTACACTTACGAAAGGAACTCAGCCCTAATGTCTGACATCTTTGAGGCTGCAACGGCTCAATTTAAAGCCGCAAGGGGGGATCTGGATGTTATTGAGGTGCCTGAATGGGAAGTGGATAGTAAACCGGCAAAGATCTTTTACTATGGGAAACCTAATGTTTCTGAATTCCTGGAGTTGTCAAAATATCTCAAAGGCGACGAGATCAATTACGAAGTTCTAATCAGAGCCTTCATGCTTTTTGCAAGAAATGAAGATGGCAGACGCTTGTTCCCTGATCATACCAAAACATCAATATATGAGTCCTATGATCCGGATATCATAACTCGCATTGTGGCAGATATGGGGATCATAAATAGACTTTTCGGTAATGACCCAAAAAACGCCTAAAGGCTGATCACCAGAGAAACGTGGTCGGCCTCGCCTTCATGTTGAACAAACTCCCACAGGAAATAAGAGAGATGCCGATAGATGACTATGCACTATGTCTTGCTTATTTGACGGAAAAAGAAAATGCCAGGAAATGATGTAAGACTCGATATTATAGGAAAGAACAAGACCAAAGGCGCTTTCCGTGGTGTCCAGAATGATCTCAAAAAAACATCATCTCTTGCCTCTGGTGCAGCCCGTTCTCTTGGTCTTGTGGGGGGTGTGGCTGCTGTTGCTTCCCTGGTTAAGTTAAC